GAAACTTCCACGACGCCACCCAGGCGTTTGACATCTCTACAATTACAAGATATGAAAGGATCTCTTTCATCCATAGGAACCTTCGCAGCTTGATATGCGTGTTCCGTGGATGGAAATTTCAACCCCTCATACCAGATTCCATTGGGACACAATTGGAAATTGCTGAGAAATCTATATGGCCCAAAGAATCCCTTGATTTCGGATTCGTTGTGAACCACATAACTATGTAATTTCGTTTCCGGAAAGTATTGTCTATTGGCGATTGCTTTTTTAAGCGTTTCCATCGACACTTTCGTCTTGGTGTTTTGATGCGGTTCGTTCACGTTTTAATTCTTCCTCTGCAATTTTTATTGCCTCTATCAACTTTTCACCTTTGCCGGCTTTTATAAGTTGCAAAGGAGTTTTGTTGTTCCATTCCGGGTCCGGCGTGTTTAACCAATGTCTAACGAGAACTTCGGCAAAAACCGACTTAACTCGTTTTACAACGTCTTCGGTGGTCAACTGTTTTTCCGCTTTTGGTTTTTTAGGCATAGTAAAATCTTATAACGCAGGGTGTGTTGTGTCAACAAAACATAACACGGCGAGATTGTAATATCGTCGCCGTGTTTAATTTATCGTGCATACGTTGAATACAAACGATGATATAAACCATTTATCTTTTCAAAATCGCAGGATTTTGGCAGTTTTGTTTTGAGATATGCGTCATCCAGTTTTTTCTGCATGGTTTCGGCATATTCCATGACTTTATCATAAGTCCAACCGCCGTTCTTCACGGATAACAACTCTTCTCGGTCCGGCCGTTTTACCACAACTCGGTTTTCGGTAAGAATCTCATATCCCATTCGCATCAACCTTACTAAATGAGAAGCATGTTTCGTATCATATCCCGACTTTTCCTCCAACCGGAATCTTTCGGGATTCCGGTTAGTTTTCCACGTAAGCCACGATTTGTATTTTTCGTCGGCTCGTTTGAATGCATATTCTGCCTGAATAAGTCTTGCGACATCTTCACTTAGTCCTAGATCATGGACCAATTTATTTTGCGCACTGATCCAGTAAGCCTCGGGCCAATTATCCCAACTCACTGCCGCTCCGGAAACCTCTGTAATGATTTCCCAAATCGTTTCTTTAAGATCATTTCGTGCCATTTCGTCAATTGAAAACTGTGAAAGGTTCCACACTTCCATCTTCTGTTTGACGTATTTATTGACTTCATCAAACCCTCTGGCAGATACTTCTGGCAAATTGAAATCCGATCTCAACGGTTGTTTCAGTTCTCCTTCGAGGATCCACTTACGATGTCGTTCAATTTTAGCGGCCTGTGCAAACGCATATCCCGAAAACGTGAATTTAGCCTTGGATGACAAAAACAACTGTCTGTTATCCAACAATTCTACAAATGCGGGTGTTGAAAGTTTATGATCCTCGGGATCCGTCCACAACAACTCTATGATGTTAGGATTTACATTTGCAGCCAATACGAAAAACTTCTTCAACGAAAATATCGTAGATTCGAGTTTTGGATTCTTAGGGTTTCTAAGATGCCCAAAGTGGGATTCTACAACCTGAGAATTTTCTGCCTGTTCAAATTTATGAAACAGGTTGTTTTCCACGGATGTTGGCGGGATGCAAATTCCCTTTACGTCCGTGTCGGAAAGTTCCGTAGATAACCCATATGCACGACTTCCGTGTAGAGTTAGATAAATCAAGTTGTCATCGATCCAGTTCAAGTTCATGGTTAGTATATTAACCATGTCACCGATGGTTGTCAACGACAATTCAGTCCGTTGACCAACCCCGTTGTCTATCCTGGTCCATTGATTTAGCAAATGCTGTTATTTTAGCACTATGCGCATCCACGTCGGAGTTATCCACGTCTTTTATAAAACTCGCAATGGGATCTGACAACTCTATTTTGGTTTTGTCATACGGAAGTGTAGCAATTCGAATTGCATCTTGTTCATCGTCGGCCATGACACCTCTTGATTCGACGGGATATGGCTGAACCAATCCGCCTTTCAACTTCACCGTGAATTTTACATTGAAAAGTTTTTTCCCAATGACTGGCGGTTCTCCGACCATTTCGGGCACAACCTTAAATTCATTTCCGCCGATGTGTTCAAACAGTTTCATGTTAGTTAAATAAATGCCTGTTATGAAAATTGATCAGTTTATGTTGTCAAAGATGTCGTGGATTATGCTATCCGCCGTGACCCACTTGTTTGTTATTGGATTTCTAACAAAACTTTCGTTCAAGGAATTTGATTCCGTTGGATACATAAATGCTCCACGGGTGCTTGGATTGGATACGAAATCAAACGCTATAAGTTCAAAATCGTCTTGAACTTGATCGGTGTTTTCTGATAGTTTTTTAACCGTGCCGAGTCCTCGGCTAGAAATCCCAAGACGAATGTTTGATTTAAACAATTCTTTCAAGATGTTTCCACTAGGCGTGGATAACACCTCTACGGTTCCCATCAAATCTTTGTCTTCCCAGTGCATTTCAATTACGTTGTGAGAAACGTTTTTGAGATTCACCACTTGAGACTCCGGATGATCCAATTCTCCCAATGCACGACGTTCTTTGATGAAATGTTCCGTGTATTTCTGAGCCTCTCTCGTCAATGTGTTAAATGGATACACACGCCCGTTTTGGTTTTTTGCCTCGGCACGTTGCAAGATTCCTTTTACTACGAAAGGTCCGTTTCCAGACAAGGCTTCTAGTAACGTCTGTCGCATAGGTTCAAACGTCATTACGTCTATCAAGAGTTTCTTTTCCATATATTATTTAGTTGGAGCTGGTTTTGTTGGCGATGCGGGCCGTGCAGCTGGCGCAGTTGGCCGGCCTCCGGGTTGTTGGTTAGCCGTCGGTGGTTGAGATTGAACTGGTTCTGGCTCTGCCGGTGCGGTTGCCGCTCCTGGTTCAGCCGCTACCGATCCGCCTAACACTTTTATCTTGTATCCCGCCGTTAGAAAAAATTCTTTGTTGTTTTCGTTCTTTATTACTACGACCCAATCATCATAAAAATCGTTTATATCAACGGATGTGACTCTATTGATAGTATAATCTTTAACTGGTTGTTTGTATCCTTTGGAGGCCCGCACCAACACGGATTTATTTTTGATTTTTCCGCCGAGGGCAGTTTGAAATTTGGCCTTTGCAGCCTCGGTTGTCGTGTTTAACACACGCTTAAACACATCAAAATCCTGCGTCCAATCATAAAATTGACCAGTTTCCGATTGTTCGATTATCAAGGCGAGCTTTATCATACCGTAGATCCTCCGACACTTTTTGCTGCAATAGATTTTATTCGTTTTCGTTCCGGATCAGGATCTACCCAATGTTTACCATAAAACCCCTGAACGGCCGAGGTCGTCGTGGTTTCTGATACAGCGGCTGGTTTGCCGAGAGACAAGTTGGAGTTTCTTTTTGTTTTTGCATCATTCCAACTTTGCATCGCAAGCGATAATTGTCCATGTCCCGTAGGCACCGATTGACCTTGTTTGTATAGAAAACCATAGTTAGATAATGGTTCCCCGACATATTTTCCGTCTTGAACATTGTCGGAAACCCACGCATTTACATCCACATATGTTTTGGATTTCGGAGAATCCCACGCATTTTCTTTTATATTGTGTTGTTTTCTGAAAGTGTCATATGAATACACGACATCGCCGGCATACGAATAAACACCTATATCAATTTTGCCATTCGGATATTTTGCATTAACGTATTCATATTTGGTTCCGCCCAGCATAAATGGATTCTCGCCATTACGTTGACTGTGATATTCTACATAAATGGGGTCGGAATCGGTATATTCCGACAAACATTCTTTTATCAGCTGTTTGAATTGTGTTTTAGTCATTTGGAGCCTCTTCCATTTTTATTTGTTTTTTGATTTCCTTTAACAGCTCATATGACAACAACAACGACATGATTTGATTGTCTTTTACAACACCATTGGTTGGCCGGACCTTATCCAACTGTTTGACAACCTCGCATATCTTTATTTTCATCGCATCGGCATCAAGTATTGTCACGGAAATCTCCGACAACTTTACTTTTACATCGTCAATTCTATCGGAAATGAAATTTCCCAACGAATTAGTATTACTAACGTTATTGATATATTCTCTTAATATGATCTTTTGATCTTCATCCAATATGCTATATTTCTTATTCATTCCTTCCAACAACAGTTTGTAACTCAAAAGCCGAATGTCTTCGGTCTGTTGTTGATAGACTTTAAGCAAGTCGTCGGATTCGGTTATAGTCTTTCTAGGTTTATCAACGATTGTTTCTACAATACAATTCTTCGCCTGATAAAGTTCGGATATATCAAATTTCGATTCACGGGACGTGGAATTTTCAAAAACCTTGTATATGGATGCGAGAGTTTTGTAATGTTTTATGCTAGCCTTTAGAAACTCATCAATTGGATACAACGTCTTCATCTCTCGTATCAAATTGTATTTTTCTTCTGCCAACTTGCTGTTTTGAAGTTTTTTCCGCTGTTCGACAATGACCGTCAAGTATCTTTCTGCACGATTTTCATCTTTGATTTTTTCCGTTAACAGAAAATTGTAAAGTCGCCATTCCTTTCCCAATTCCGTATTTTCTCGGAAATATTTGAAAAGCAACTCCTTTGCATCCGACCGATCTTTTCCCGCTAAAATATCGGCCGTTATCTGCTTTGTAAGCAATTCAAACAGAATGCCCGTATTTCTAAATTTTGAGTGACGCAATTTCTTTTGCATAAATATACATTTCGGTCAGTTTATAAATATTTCTCGTATCTTGTAAAATCCATAAATATTTACTCAATTAACAATCATTCAATGATGTTTCGTTCGTCCATCATGGATTTTTGTGTAGTTTCTCTCAACAGTTCTTTTTTTGTATCGGATACTGTTGTTAAAAATGATGAAAGCGTATTTAACGATTTCTTTTCAATTGACAATCTAACCGATGGTTTTTTTACGGTTGACGATTGAACTTCTGACATTCTGGAAGGAAGTTGCCGGTCAACTTTAGAATTTCGTTTTATTTCCAAGTGACCTAATGGATCTTCTCCCCGAGGATAATCGCTTGCTTTTTTCTGTCCGGCCTGAGATGGTCTAACATAATCATCGGCTGGTTCACCGTGTTTTTCGGTCAATGTAATTTCTTCTAACTCTCCTGGCGGAGTTGATTCACCGCCGGCTCCGCCCGCTTCCGCATCAGGTCCACCGTCGGGCCCACCGTCTGGGCCACCCGGACCGCCAGCGGATAAATCGGCCAGTCCTGCGTCGCCGCCGGCACCTCCGCCGGCAGAATCCGCACTGTCTTCCGAGTTTGGATTTATTTTCTTATATGGCGAAGCTGGATCGTTTCCATCTTCGGTGATCTGTTTCATTCTCCACAGTTGTTTACAATCCTCAATCACCTCCTGTGAATTCTTTAAAATATCATCGTCTGACATCTTAAACATTTTTTTATAGACAAAACTGCGTGAAAAGAATGGGCCCGAACTGTCGCCCATTTCCCACATAGATTTTGCGTTATCCAACTTGGATGCCCAAATTTCCATCTTTTCTTTTTCAAAAATGGTAGAAGGATTTGTAAGACCCAATGTAAAATCAACCATAGATGCGTCTCTATACCCCTGTGAAAACAAATGCACCTGTGCTATTTTATTGAGTTCAGAAATGACCATTTTCTGCAATTTTGAAATTGTTCTTGCAAATCTGACGTCTTCCGCAGCAAGCGTTGCTTTTCCTGACAACCCCTCTTCATACCCCAAAAATGCCTTTGGAATTTTCAACGCCGCCATCATCTTATTTTTGACATATTCCAAATCGTCAATTCCTGTAAATTCCATTCCCGGCAAGGTATCTATACTAGCACCGCTGTCAGTTCCACGGACCGGCAAATAAAAATCCTCAACCATGTTTTGTAAGTTAAACCGAAGATTGTAATCTCCAGTCCTTTCATCCACATACGGCACTTTTTTAAGTTTAGATATGGTCTTCTCCATGAAGTTATCAACTTCATGTGGAGGTATATTTCCGATGTCAATCTTGAAAATTCTCTTTTCCGGAGCTCGCATGATACGGTGGATCAACATTGCGTCTTCTAACAACGATAGTTGTTTCCAAACTCGCCGAGCGGGTTCTATCATTGACCGACCATATGGAAGAAAGTTGCTGTCCGAAAAAAGTCTAAAGTGCGCAACTTGGAAATCTTCCAAAAATTCTGCTTGAGCACTATCGGTAGCACGAATTTGAAACTTCACATAATTCTTATTCAGCGGGTCTGAATTTTCTATTCGTTCTACATTGTAGGCCGACATTGGTTCTACCAAATATACACCGTATTCTGGACTGATGTGTAGTTTTAGATAAAAATCGCCATACTTACACATGTTTCGTATCCACGAAGACAGATTGAATTCCACGTTCAATATATCATAGAACAGATTGTGTAATATGTCTTTTATGTTGTTATCCTTGGAATCAATGGTGAGCATTTCTCCCAGTTCATTTTCCGTAAGACACTCGTCTGCATACATGTCTAATGCAGAACTTAGAATTGGATCCATGTCCATCGTATCATAATCTCTGAACAAATCCAATCTGGCCGCTTGATATGCCAGAGCAAAATCTCTGTTGTATGGATTATATGATGTCGATCTAACCCGATTGAAGATGTCACGTATGCTGTTTCTATCAACTGCATACATCAATTCATCGCTGTCTTTTATTTTTAACTTTTTTCCGCCGACGTTTCGGACAATAACATCGGTAGCGAACAGTCGCTTGAGCCGAGCGTATAGAGACTGTCGTTTAACGTCAACGACGTCTTCATACGAAGATCTGTTCTGAAAATTATGTGGAGTCATACGTGTGTGTCTTTTGTATAAATATAACGAATCACAACCATTGTGTTAAGTTTTCAACATGACCTAGGGCGCCAACCTTCATGTGCCACGATTCATATCCCCGGTTGTTTATTCTGGATGTGAATACAGGAGTGCTGCCGGTATATTCCGCTCGTTTCAACCCCCCAGCAATTGCCCGTGAGTAATCCTGAGATTGTTGTCTCAATTTCAATGCCGTGTCTCTTACCCACAATCCTATTCCTAAAGACATACACAAATCATCATTGTATCCAGTCATTGCTTCAACCTTGCCTGTTTTCCAGACGAAAGTTTCCAATTCTCCCAACATTCTAGACGAATATATGTTTACGGATTTGTCTCGGAAATATTGTTCCAGTCTGGAAATTATAAGCGGTCTGGTTTTCAACGTCGTGGAAAATCCAGGAACCATCTTCTTTTCTTCCGTATAAAACTTAGTAACTATCTGCCGTTGAACCTCAACATACTTTAAATCCGTGGTGCTATAAAAAAGATTCGGGTAGTTTTTATCAATAGCCACTTGCAATGCCGCCCAGCCAATTCCTGTATTTTCAACAATCAACAGTGCATTATTATACATCGTGGCCGTGTTTATTAACATGTGCCCAAACGTTGTAGTATCAACTTGTCCCTTATATTCAGCACATTGATTTAACGTTTCTATGTCTAAAACGTGATATGCCGAATAATCCGTTCCATCTCCACGGGCTACGTCGGCACAAACGATATAACTTCTGGAATAATCCGGATATTCCCATATCCACTCCGATCTATCAATTCCACGACATTCTTGTGGCTCCGTCATTATAGCATCACGATAATATTCAATGGTCGATAATTCAACCAGTGTTGTTCCTGATGTCAAAAAGTCGCAATCACATTCCTGCGATGCTTCTTTTGGCGACTTAGCTACGGCAGTTTGTTGATCTCGCCATGTTTGGTTTCGTTCTGGATGAAGATTCCACGGCAATTTTATTGGATTGAACAACTTGTCGCCGATCGCTTTTTTGTTCTCCGCATCCTTCCACGTCTTATGAAAGAAGTTTCCGACACCATTGGGTGTTGATAGGATTATGGCTTTACCACCAGTTGACAGTGTTGGAAATGCGGAGGTCCAGATGTCATCCACGCCTTCAATAAACGCCGCCTCGTCAATAACCAACAACGACAATGCAAACGACCGTCCTGCGTCTCCAGATGAAGACGTTGCCTGTATGCGAGATCCGTTTGCGAATTTCAATGACAGTCGGTTATCTTCATCGGCTTTAACTTTCAACCACGACGGCAATTTTCCATTTGCAAATCTAACCTTAGATACGATTTCCTTTGCAACTTCCTGTTTAGTTGATATAACTAGAATGTTTTTGTCTTTGTTAAAAACCATGAGCCACAACGAATATGCGGCGACGAGAGTAGAAATTCCCATCTGTCGAGATTTCAACACGATATTGAAATCGTGGCTTACAAAATCAGTCAGTGTTTTTTCTTGAAACGGAAACAGTGCAAACGGTATCGTTCCTCGAATTGGATGTTGAATTTTGATGTATTTCTTCATGAAATACACCGGATCCTCGAAACACCGTTGGTATTCTGATTTTATTACATCTTTTAACGTGGCCGGCGACGACTCCATATTATTGTTGTGTTTCCAATTTTGAAAGCGACTGTGAACAATCCTCGATA